CATAAACTGCTTCGATAAATTGTTTATCAGTCATTTTTAATCTCCATGTAAGGTGAATCGAAATCGTCATAAAGGTAGGAGTCAGCTTCCCACCAATCGACTATGTAATCAGAATCAAGATAAATACAAGTGTGATCGAATAGATCAGGATTCTGTTGCATGTAATCGTGATACCACTCTGCAAAGTAATCATGTAAATCTTCATGTACTTTGTAGTGTTCAGCGATTTCTTTTGCATGGTGGTGGCAATAGAACTCAAAGTCTTGAGCATTTTGGAGCGTTTCTTTCTCCTCCATAACTTGATTTGGTAGTGGGTTGTCAATCATAATTCGCTAGCGAAATTCTCAGTTGAAAGTAATTTTTTTAAGGTAAGTGTTATTTAATATAGCTCCGATTTTCCTGCGTAACTCATCATCTTTATCTGTTTTAGCTTTGTGATAATCACGAATCAAATCCTGATAAATTTCAGATTTTAATTCAGATTTTTGTTGTTGAAGAATAGACTCTATAGGTTCTATATCGTACATTTCTTCAACTCTGGTAATCCATTTGTAAACTGTCTTATCACTTACGCAATAATCAGCAGCAAGTTGAGAAGCTATCTTCGTCTTCTTGATATTGGAGCGTAACATCTCTGCTATTGCTTCAAAGGCTTCATCTCTACTTTCGGTTATGTTCATGTACTCATCTCCTCGAAACGTTTTTGTACTTCTGCTATAACAAAAGGTTCTAACGCATTAGGAAATTCTTCTTTAACTTCTTCGTAAAGATTTTCAAGAATTTCATCATTGACTGGGTGTGACATAATTAATACTTTTTTTTGAATTTAAAATTATGAGTATATAAATATGCAGTAGCTAAAGTTACGTCAAATTTAGATACTATTTCTTTTAAAACACTAGATTTTGAATGTCCTTTTAAAACTTGTTTTTCTATGTGTTTTTTGATGATTTCTTTTTTATCCATAAGTTTTACCAAGATGATTGATAGTAGAAGCTATCGAAACATTTACCTGTTCCTGCCATTTTGTTTTGCCAATCCAAACAGGCTTGCATACGTTCTTTAGTGTATTCAAGATCTTCAAAATAATACTTATCGTATTCCTGAGAACCGAAGAAACAACCTGTTGTATTAGGTAAGTTAGCTTCTGCTTTTGCTAGTTTTGTTTTTGGATCGGGTTCAGATAAAATGTTGTCAATTTCTTCAACTAACTCTTTTATCTTTTCGTCACTTACATAATGACGATCACAGTTATCATTTCCACCCTGAACGTTTTCAACAAACCAGTTGTGGATACAATTAACTTTTCTCCAATAAGCAATAGGGAGATTAATTGAATAATAATTCCAGTTTGTTATTTCTATTGGAGCGTTTTCAAAACCAATAGATTCAAGAGTAGTTTCAAAGTCAGGGTCAATTTCAGCATTTCTTCTATCATCAAATTTTCTTTCAGTAAAAGCTCTTGTTGAAAAAGTTCCCTCAAAGTACATATCTAAACCCATTAGTTGTTACCTCCGATTTTTTGTAGAAATTTAATAATGTCAGACATACTATTTCCAAGCATTTTTAAACCTTCACCTAAATCTTTGTTAAGTGAGGCTTGTTGCTTGTTTAATTCTTGTTGGCTTGTTGCATAGTTGTAATTAGCTTTTGCCATTTTATCTACCATAGTTTCAAGAGTTGATAATTTCTTATCAAATGAAGTCAGGGCTTGTAAGACTTTTTGAAAGTCTCTATCCATTACTAGAGTCCTCCTTAAGGTAAATTCCTGCTATGGCTGCTCTTAACCATTGGTACGCTTCACGTTTAGTAAGTCCTGAAGCTAAAGAATTGCAACCTCCACCATCATTTATAGTTTGCATGATGGTTGTATATCCATACTGACCAATAGTATGAATGTTTCCTACTGGGTGGCAGCCATTTACAAGTCTCCAATCAGTAGGGTTATTAGTTAGCTTGTTGAGTCTTTCAAGTTGAAAGTCAACATCTTTCTGGGTAATTCGGTTCATAAATTTAGGATAAGTGAACTCATTATTAACAATAACATTGTTTTTGTGTAATTGCAACATTGTTATGCTATATTTAATGATGTAGTAACAGTATCATTATGAGTCTAATTAAGTCTTATGTCTTTTCAATTCAGGAAATGGGCTTTGACCCATACCACTTAAATAAATTATCCTCTGAAGAGTGGGATAACCTGCTAACTAAAGCCTTAAAGTCAGATAAAAAGCTATATGAAACATTAATTCTGACTAGGTGTAAATTAAAATTAGAAAAAGATAGGGCTATTTAAAGCCCTTCTTTTTTGTTTTGTAATACCTAAAGCATAACTCGAAGCTATGGAGCATTTCATTTTGAAAGACGCATAGTTGAGTCTCCAAATTATGCTGTTCATCAAGTATGTCCTCATATCTCTGAAGAAAATAAGATTTCATTTCAGAGATTTGACATAATTTTCTTTGAATTGTAGCTAATTCAGCAAATAAATCTTTATCGTTAGTAATTACACGATCAGATAAATTCGACATTTTAGCTAAATCTTTTTGAGCCTGAATCATTTCAGGATCAGTCGCTTTGTATTCTTTCATTGTTTAAACCTCTGCATATTTACCTTCCCAGTAATAAACTGTAAAGTATTGATCTAATAAAATCTTGCTATATTCAAGATCTTTTTGTTTATCTTCAGTTAAAATGTTTTTGACGTTTTCATCAAGTAAACCCTGAAGTGGATTAATTTTGTGTTTACCACAAATCTTTTTGTAAATTTCAGCCTTCATAAATTTAGAAAAATAAAGAATAAAAAAGTAAAAGAGGAGCTATTGCTCCCCTATTACCATATCCGCAGCTTTACTAGCATTGGCTAGCGATTTGAAAAGGATCTTTGGATCGCTTTTTAGCATTGGACACCATGCTTCCAAATAGGCTGCGTGGTTCTGAATGTCAATGTTGCTAATTTCTAACCTATGAGCTAACAAGCATGAACCCAGTTCAGCCACCAATTCTTCGGCATTATAAGATAGTTGTCTATCTAATCTTGATTTGTGGAGCGTACTATGAATTGCTTCATGTCCGTAAGTCATAAGGTAGGATTCATCATTCTTGAAGTTGTATCTCCGAGGAATTACAATTTCATCACTTGTTGGTCGGTAATAAGCCCTGTCTCCACCTTTTATAGTTTTGACTTGATTTTCCCATTGAAAGAGTCTATCGTGAGCATTTTTTAATTTTTCATCAAGTGGTCTAGGCTTTGCATTTGATACTGAAGTCTCAATTAATTTTTCCAATTTAATTTGAGCTTCATTATCTAAGCCTTTTACGTCTTGAACATTAAAGACAGGAACAGCCTTGTAACTCATAAACTGGCCATACTGGGATTCTCCATTTTCGTCTTTTTCTTTCAATTCAAATGATCTCTGAATTGGTTGTAAGACTCTCGCACTTTTAGAACCTTTTTTAATAGTGCAATTTATGGAGCGTGCCTGACCTCCGCCAATAAATAACGGAAAATGCCAGTTGCTTAATGTTGACCTGATGCACAATAAAGCAGGGTTTGAACCTCGATATGCTTTACCAGTAAGGACATTTCTAAAGCCACCCTTACAATCCCATTCTTTCCTCCAAGGATTGACCCCTGATTCTAAAGCCCTGATTAAGTCATTCACAATGACCTCCTCAGGCTTTACATAATCTTTTTTGCCATTCATACGGCCATTCATTACTGTCATGATTTTTTAGGATAAATGAAAAATTTTTACAGGAAAAAAAGGGGAAATTATCCCCTAATTTTTAAAATTCTACAAGCGTCTTTTTTGGCCGCTTCAACTTGTTTTTCTGAAAATTCCAAGGCTTCATACTCTGCAATTTCTAAAAAGAAATTTGTTTTCTCTTCAGTCTTTGCAGTAATACAGGAACAGAGGGCAGCGACTAAACGTTGCCTGTATTTCGGGACTCTGTAGCTTTTGAAATAAGCATCAACAATATCTGACATTTTAAGCTCCTACAATTTGATTAATAAAAGATTGCGGAACTTTTTCCGCTTCTCTTCCGTTTACATATTGTGTAATATGTTTAGAAGTGGTTCGACTGTAATATTCTTCAGTAATAAAAAGCTCATCATTTGACATGAGACAAGCAACGGGCGTTTCATAACTGTAAAATACTTCAGTCCCTGAAGGAAGGGCTAGTAAAGTTTTACTAGCTCCTAATCTTTTAATTCTCATTGTTTGATACCTCCATTAAATCGAAGTCGTAAATTAAAGAGTCAGAGAGAAGTCGATTAAACTCCTCTTGATCCTGAAAGAAGAAATACTCTATCTCGGACATTAGAAAAACCTCCTAATTAATCTTTGAATGAAGTTGTATTTCTTTCGAACGGTAAAGCTCGCAGGGATTACTACTGGTTCGTAGTTGCTCTTCATGTTCGGCTTGATGACTGTGAAGCGTGGAAGCTCTGGGCATCTTTTGGAACTGACTTCGACTCTGTGGTAATAAGGTTGATTCAAATTAAGACTCTTACAATGAGCAAGAGCAGACTCTTGTGTGTGTGTCTCTTTTATGAGATCCCACTTGGCAGTCTTGTTTGAATAATCAATACCAGTAAATCGTGTGATTGAATAGTTCATTTTGAATAAATTGAATGAATTGGATAAGCTACCTTTTGTATTCAGGCTGCTGCATTGGTTCGGCTCTGCTGCTCTTCCAGAACTCCAAAGATGCAAAGCAACTAAGGAGAGTGCAAGAGCTTCAAGCCAGCGAGTGCTTCAGCCTGATAAAAAATTTTAAATTTTCAAGGTACATAAGTATCATGCCATAACTTATGTCATAGTGCAAGCAATTTATTTACATATAGTAACAATTAGAAAATATGGGTCTAGAATCGACTGTGTGGGCTGCTAGGTGCTACAGGTATGATTACACCTAAACGACATTATAACGGCAGCAGAGAGCCTTTAAACGGCCTTAGAGGGGCAGGATTGCAGATTATTTTTGCTAAAATGACGTTGCGGGTACCTTAAATATATATCTCAGATCTTTGTTACTGATACATTTATACTACTGCTGTTCTACTTTTATAGATAGTTGAGGTGCTTGAATATTTACTGTCTCTACTGACTCTCCGATAACCTTGCCTAATGAATCTAATATTTGTGCTGCTGTCTGTAATTGACCTTTTGAAA